TTATCATGGTGAATTTTTACACGCTATGGCAATAGCCGTAACTACCATGCCAAATCGTTGTTTAAGCTTTCAGCTTATTTTTACGGGTTGCGAGGTAGACGAAGAGGGGGGAGAGAACGTACATGGCGGAGCTATGTGGGCACGAATGCCTATAACAGCTTTGGTCGCAGACGAACCGCTAGAGGATTGGCCTAAACCAATGGCAGTACACGAAGCACAACCTTGGGACTGTCCCTCACATACTCACGCAGCGTATGTGTTGGAAAGAGCGTCCCCGTGCCCGTGGTTGGCAAAGATTGACGGCACCCTTTTTCCGGCAAAATATATGTTCACGGTAGATTACACGGACACCGACGTTGCTGACGATCCAGCACAACATAAACAGGCTCATGTGTTGCAACTTTTAAACGCGGGAGAGTGGACGGGTAATATAGTAGCCCTTCCTAATAACCGCGTAAGGGTGACGCATCCGGCATGGTTTGAAACGGGAGAGGGAGCCCCTGACTTCAAGCCCTCTCAGCATGTACATTATTCTAAATCTGATCTAGACTACACCTTAGACGTTAATAGAATATTCGATAATCTGTACAACGAGGAATGACATGGCAGTTTCAAACAGCGTAGATTTCGAACTTGATGTAGCTGAGTACATTGAAGAAGCTTTTGAACGTTGTGGTTTGGAAGTTAGAACGGGATATGACCTTAAAACAGCCAAGCGGTCTTTAAATTTAATGCTGGCTGAGTGGGCTAACCGCGGTTTAAATCAATGGACTATTTCTCAAAGAACCGTGGCTATGGCGCAGGGCACGGGCGAGTATGCTATTTTGCCTGACGTTATTGACATTTTATCGGCGGTTATACGAAGAGATGGCATAGACTATTCACTCTTACGTCTAAGCAGAGACGAGTATCAAACTATTCCCGACAAGGCTTCGCAGGGGCGACCCAACCAATTTTTCTTGGACAGGCAAGTAAATCCTAATTTAAAAATTTGGCCGACGCCCGAAAACGCTACGGACGTTGTGTATTACAACGCGCTTACTAGAATGAATGACGCGGACACCTACCCTAACACAGTAGACATGCCCTTTCGGTTTTACCCGTGCCTTGCTGCGGGACTAGCTTATTACATTGCCATAAAACGGGCTCCGCAACGTGTTCAGATGTTAAAAGCGGTTTACGAAGAAGAGTTCGAACGCGCTATGACGGAAGATCGTGACCGCGCTTCATTTAACGTGGTGCCTCAATACCAGTACTTTAGGACAGGCTAATGGGCAAGTTTGCAAGTGGAAAAAACGCCTTTGCAATCTCCGACCGCTCGGGTTTTCGGTATCGTTACAAAGATATGCGAAAGGAGTGGAACGGTCTTTTAGTTGGCAAGGACGAGTTTGAATCTAAGCAGCCACAACTGGGTCCGTTCAGAACGGTTTCTGATCCGCAAGCTTTGCAAGATGCTAGACCTCAAACACCGGACAGAACAAGTGCATTTCAGGTCATAACTACCAACGGAATAATTTATCTTGGAAACGGTAACTGGTCTACCAGCGGAACCACTGAAATGCCGACGAGTATTCCGGATTCTCCGTCAATGTTTGGGCAGGTTGGTTTAGCTACGTTAACTATTTCAAATGTCACTGGAGTTTCGGTCAACGTTTCAGGTATAGCAGGTACTGCTTCCGTAGGTGCCGTTAGCGTAATTGCAGGGTCCGCACCAAGATTTGACAGTACGTCGGTTACGTTAGACTCAACAACAGATACTTTTGACGAGGGTTAAGCCATGACTAAACAAACCGTAGGTATAGGAAGTAACGCAAATGATGGCAATGGGGACACACTTCGTTCCGGTGCCACCAAGATAAATGCAAACTTTACTGAAATATACGCGGCTATTGGGAACGGCTCTACACTCACAGATATAATAGACAGTAACGGTCTTATTAATGTAAGTTCTGGAGCAAATAAGATTGTTTTCTATTACGCTAATTTAAGCGATTTACCTAGTGCGGGGTCCTATCATGGCGCAGTGGCGCATGTACACGCGACGGGTGGATTATATTTTGGACATGGCGGTGCGTGGGTCAGATTAAACGATGAGACAACTGGGCCTGTTACTAAATATACTGCGGGTGTAAACGGATCGACTGCCTATACATTTACTGGCCCCGGAGCTACATCTGGGAACAACCCAAACTTTACTTTCTACAAAGGGCACACGTACCTTTTAAATAACGCAGCTAATGTAAGCGCACACCCGTTGCAGATAAGAGTATCGGCAGGGGGCTCTGCTTTTACAACGGGTGTAACTAACAACTATAATTCAACCACAGGGTTAACACAGTTTATTGTTCCGCATGAACCCTCTGACTCTTCCTTAGTTTATCAATGCACCAACCACAGCGGTATGGTCGGAAACATAACAATAGTGTGACACCATAGGTGAACAAATGAGCTATACATACACAACGTTAAAAACCGCGATAAAAGATTATACAGAGAATGACGAGCCTACGTTTGTCAGGAACCTGCCCGTATTTATAAAAAACTCAGAAGAACGCATTTTAAAAAACGTTCAACTTAGTCTTTTTAGAAAAAATGCAACAGGGGTTATGTCCGATACAAGCAAGTATTTAGCCGTCCCTTCTGATTTTCTAGCGCCCTTTTCCTTGTCATTCACTTCAAGTAACGAAGAAATATTTGTTGATTTTAAAGACCCCGATTTTGTTCAATCCTTTAACCCAAATCCTGCAACAAAAGGGTTGCCTAGATTTTATGCACAGTTTGATGTAGAAAATTTTATTTTAGGGCCTAGTCCTAGCGGTGACTTTCCGGCGGAATTACATTATTTTTACCGTCCAGCTAGTATAACATCTAGTAGTTTTGTTATAACTCTCTCCAATGTCAACGGAACGTTCACAACTTCGGATACCGTTACAGGTTCAACCAGCTTGCAGTCTTCAAAGGTTGGTTCTGTTACAAACGCTAGTACCTTGAGTGTCGTAATACCCGCGGGAGATTTTGTTGTGGGGGAAACGTTAACCGGAAGCTCTAGTGGGGCTACGGGTACGCTGGCAGCAATAGGCTCGGACGCAACTGAAACTTGGCTTAGTGAAAACGCGGAAGTCGCGTTGCTTTATGGCAGCTTAATGGAAGCGTATATATTTATGAAGGGTGAAGCCGACTTGCAACAAATATATGAAAAACGTTTCGGGGAAGCTATAATGGGCTTAAAATCTTTGGGCGAGTCAAAAGAAGTTACAGATGAATACCGCACTGGGATGATTATAAGAGGGAAACAGTAATGAACATGCCATTTGAGATGTCTGTTGGTAGTGTTGGGGTTAAAACTACTAACAACCGAGGGTTTACTCCAGAAGAGGTCGCGGAGCTATGCGCTGACCGTCTTATGGCCGTAGCTAGTGACGCGCCCCCCGCGATTAGAGATCAAGCTCTAGCGTACAAAGAACAGATGAAGGCTGTAATCGCAGTCTACATGAAACAGGCTATTCAAAGTGATAGAACTACTGTATATAATGCAATCAGTGATGCTGGTCATAAAAAACTAGCCGAATATATAAGGAAAATGTAAATGGCTTTTAATGGCAACTTTATGTGTACTTCGTTCAAAGTAGAAGTTTTGAAGGGTGTTCACAATTTTACCGGAGCAGCTAACATCTTTAAGCTGGCGCTGTACACCAACAGCGCAAGTTTTAATGCGGCTACCACTGCGTACACTTCTGGCAATGAGGTTAGTGGCACAAATTATACTGCTAAAGGGAATGCTGTAACCACAGTTACTCCTGTCGCATCGGGCACAACGGCCCTTGTAGATATGAACAATGTTGTATTTAGCAACGTGACTATTTCTGCTGTTCGCGGCGCTTTAATTTTTAACGAAGCCGCAACAGGTGATCCAACCGTATGTGTGCTAGACTTTGGTTCTGACAAAGCTGCGAGTTCTGGTGACTTTACAGTAGTGATGCCAACCGCAGACGCAAGTAACGCCATTATCCGCATCGCCTAAGTGAAGGGATAACCCATGCCACTACCTTTTTCTGGCTGGGGCCGTGGTGGTTGGAGTTCTGGCTCTTGGAATAGTCTACAAGTAGGAGTATCCGTTACAGGCGTAGCGGGTACAGGTGCTGTTGGTAGTGTGAGCACTACTAGCGGTGTTACTCAACCTGTTACGGGTATAGCTGGCACGGGATCAGTAGGTTCTGTAACGGTTATTGGAGTCGCAAACCTAACTGCTACAGGTATAACAGGCACGGGATCAGTAGGTTCTGTAACGGTTATTGGAGTCGCAAACCTAACTGCTACAGGTATAACAGGCACAGGGTCAGTAGGGTCAGTGACCACTACGGGCGTAGCTAACATAGCAGTTACAGGGGTTAGCGGCACATCTGCGCTTAACACTGTTGTCACTGAGTCTGATGGTAATCTTGCGGTAATTGGCTTTAACTCTATAGGATCAGTCGGTGCAACCTCTGTATCTTCAAACTCAGTAATCCCTGTAACGGGTGTTTCTGGGACAGGTTCAGTAGGTGCCCCTACGTCTAGGGTTGGCATTAACGCCAATATTACAAGTGGTGTAGCAGGTGCTGGCGCTGTTGGTGGCGTTACCGTAGACCTAACGGCGAACATACCCGCAACAGGGATCACAGGTACAGGCGCAGTAGGCAGTATAACTCAAACGAGTTCTGTAAACCAATCAGCAACAGGGGTTGTTGGTACTGGGGCAATAGGTACGACAAGTAACACCAGCGGCGTGAGTCAGACTGTAAATGGTGTATCGGGTACAGGTGTGTCTGGTTCTGCAGCGGTAAGCGGTAAAGCTAACTTAAATGCAACTGGAGTTTCAGGAACAGGCGCAGTTGGCAGCATAACACAGGCAAGCTCCGTAAATATTTCTGTTACGGGTGTGTCTGGTACGGGCGGCGTTGGCTCGGTTACTGTTCAAGGTAAAGCTAATCATACTGTTACTGGGGTAGCGGGAACAGGGTCTTCTGGCGCGGCTACTGTTTCTTTTGAATACTATGCCACAGGCGTTTCTGGAACAGGCGCGGTAGGTACTGTTAGTATAAACCAAGCCTTCGCCGTTACGGGTGTATCTGCTACAGGAGCAATAGGTGGTACGTTTGTGTGGGAGAAGATTAGCCCCACAAATAACGCAAATTGGATACCCGTAGTCGCGTAATCTGAAAAACGTTGCGTCTTAACGATAGGCGCGGTATAAACTAAACAACTTACTGCTTAGGAAACTCACATGGCTAGTACATATGGAAACGATCTTCGGCTAGAAGAAATTGGTGATGGTGAACAGTCTGGTACATGGGGCACTACAACCAACACAAACCTAGAACTAATTTCAGAGGCTCTTAGCTTCGGCACTGAAGGTATTACCACTAACGCTAATACACACACCACTACAATTGCAGATGGAGCATCCGATCCGGGGCGCTCTCTGTATTTAAAGTATACAGGAACGCTAGACAGCGCCTGCACTATTACAATTGCTCCCAACTCTATTAGCAAGACATGGTACATTGAGAACGGTACAAGCGGCTCTCAAAGTATTATTATCTCGCAAGGGTCTGGGGCCAATGTAACAATTCCAACAGG